GAAAACACGCAGAGGCTAATAACCCTGACTACGAGAATATATGGTTAGGTGAATGTAAGTCTGCTGTTGATGGTGCTATCTACGCTAATGAGATAAGAGAAGCACAAGAAGAAGGTCGAGTATGTAACGTACCTTATGACCCTGAGCTTAAAGTTCATGTGGTTATGGACTTAGGTTGGAATGACAGCATGTCAATTATCCTATGTCAAAAAGGTGTGTCAGATGTTCGTGTTATTAAATACATAGAAGATGACCATAGAACACTCGACAGTTATTCTGCTGAACTAAAGAACTTACCTTATAATTGGGGTCAAATGTATCTACCCCATGATGGTCAATCCAAAGACTTTAAACATGGTATATCAGCAGAAGATATAATGAATAGAAATGGTTGGGATGTTCGTATTGTGCCAAGACTAGATGTTGAGTCTGGTATCAAGGTTAGTCGTATGAACTTCCATCGTATATACTTTGATAACTCTACAAGTCGTCTTATAGACTGCTTAAAACATTACAGACGAAGTATCAGTCCATCTACTAACGAACCTGGTTCACCAGTTCACGATGAGTATTCACATGGAGCAGATGCTTTTAGATATTTAAACGTATCTATTGACAAAATGACCAATGAAACATGGGGAAGTCAAGAGATACATTACTCTAATATAGGAATAGTATGAAATTAACCGATGCAGAAATAGTTAGTAAGATAGATAACGAAGAAAGCATATCTTACGGTATCAATGATTCAGCTCTATCCGCAGAACGTGCAGAGGCTATTCAGTATTATCTTGGCGAACCATTTGGTAACGAAGTAGAAGGTCGTTCACAGGTTGTATCTTATGATGTGCAAGATACGATTGAGTCTGCATTACCTCAATTACTGAAAGTGTTTGTTGCAGGCGATGAAGTTGTATCATTTGAACCTAAAGGACCAGAGGATCAAGCTGCTGCTGACCAAGAAACTGATTACATTAACCATGTTGTTATGGAAAAGAACAATGGCTTTGAAATCTTTTATACATGGTTTAAAGATGCTTTATTATCTAAAAACGGTTATGTTAAAATTTATTTTGAAGAATACGAAGAAGCAGAAGAAGAATCATACGAAGGGCTAACAGATGCACAATTAGATATGCTCGTGCAAGATGATGCTGTTGAATTACTTGAACATACATCTTATCCTGACCCATCAGTACCACCTATGCCTATCACACCTCAGATGGCTACACCTATGGATGTAGAAGTAGAAGATAGTACTTTATCCATACAGCAAGAAATGGCTCAAGCATTTATGCAACCTATGTTGCACGATGTTAAGGTTAAAGTCAGAGAAATGTTTGGCGAAATTAAAATTAAAAATGTAGCACCAGAAAACATGATGGTGTCTGTTGATGCAGACGGTACAGATTTAAATACAGCTAGATTCGTACAGCACCGTGAACTTATGTCACCATCTGAAGTGGCAGAAATATTTGACGTAGATGAAGATGAAATTGCAGAAATCATGTCAGATACAGAAGATGAATTTGAACTAGAATCTAATGCTCGTGATATTTATTCAGAGCAATATGACAGAGCTGTAGAGAATGAAGATATATTAGTGCGTGATACTTACTTACGCATGAATGGTGAGCGTCATAGATTTGTTCTTATTGGTAATACGATTATCTATCGTGAAGAATGTGACCATGTGCCATTTGCTTGCATATCACCTATGCTTATGCCACACAGACATATTGGTCGTTCTTATACAGATTTAACCAAAGACATTCAATTAGTTAAATCTACATTGATTCGTGGTCAATTAGATAATATGTATCTAGCCAACAATGGTCGATATGCTATTTCTGATCGAGTTAATTTAGATGATATGTTGACATCACGACCAGGTGGTGTGGTTCGAGTACAAGGCGAACCAGGTGCAGCTATTATGCCATTACAACATGCTCCATTCCCTCCAACATCATTCACGATGGTGGAATACATGGACAACATGAAAGAAAAACGTACCGGTATTACTGCCTACAATCAAGGTTTAGATAGTAATTCACTTAATAAAACAGCTACAGGTGTTGCACAAATTATGTCAGCAGCACAACAGCGTTTAGAGTTAGTGGCTAGAACATTTGCAGAAACAGGTGTTAAAGATTTATTCTTACTTGTACACCGTTTAGTTCGTCAAAACATTACTAAACCTGACATTGTTCGTATCCGTAACCAATGGGTAGAGATTGATCCTCGTGAGTGGAAAAACCGTAAAGACTTATCTATCTCTGTTGGTTTAGGTGCAGGTAACAAAGACCAACAGTTAATGCATCTCAATGCTATTTTACAAATGCAAAAAGAAGCATTACAGGTTGGTTTAACATCACCTGAAAAGATTTACAATTCATTATCTAAATTGACACAAAACGCAGGATTTAAAAACCCTGAAGAATTTTGGGTGAACCCAGCAAACATGCAACAAGGTATGCCACAGCAACCACCTTCACCACAAGAGCAATTAATTCAAGGTCAATTACAGATTGAACAGCAAAAAGCACAGGCTGATATGCAATTAGAAGCTCAGAAGAATGAAGCTGATATGCAACAAGAACAGTTACGTTCTAGCAATGACATACTCATTGAACGTGAGAAGATTGCATCACAGGCAGAATTAGAACGCTTTAAAGCACAGCTAAGAGCAGAAACAGATTTAGCCATTGCTAATATTAAAGCACAATATGGGATGAGATAATGGGAGCACCATCTGGCGGACAAGGAGCAGGTCGTTATATAAATGCATCTGCACCTACTTTTAATTTTAATGCCCCTCAAAATACAAACGCTAATTTACCTGCTATACCTGTCGCTCAAAACAATTTAAACTTTGCAGCACCTACAGGTAATGTAAGACAATATGCACCATTAACTGTGCCAAAACAGTTAAAGACAGAAACAACCAGAGAAGTATTGCCAATGAATTATGTGCCTAGTAGTTCTGGCAGAGGCGGACCTTCATTAGCTCAAAGAACAGAAACAGCACGAGTTTCTGGTGGTTATGATACATTAGTCCCACAGACTGAGCAATATTGGGCAAATTCAAGAAGTAGAGGTGGTAGAGGTGGGGGATATGCAACTAGACAAACAGGATGGTTAGGTACTAAACAAACACCAGTATCTATGATAAATGATTTAATGTTAGCAAGTAATGCATTTACACCAGCACCTATTCCTACAGTATTACCAACAGCATCAGCACCAGCAGACGGATTAGGTAGATTTTTAGGCGAACAAGCCACAGGTGGTAACATTGCTACAGGTAGACCTACTGGAGGCAAGTAATGATTTTACAGACAACAATGCCCAAAGAAGATTTTAGAGTTGGTCTTATAAATACAATGGGAATGATGAATGGCAGATAAAACATTAAACGAAATTAAGCGTGGCGAACAAGCTGAAAAGATATTAAACAATGATGTATATAAAGACGCATTTAATGTTGTCAAAAACAACATCATTAACGCAATGAATGATAGTCCATTAGGTGATGATAAAACACACAATCGCCTAGTTATTGCTCTACAAACCTTATCACAGATTGAGAAAGCACTTGCTGACGTTATGCAGACAGGCAAGATGGCTAAAATCCAAGTGGAAGATAAAAGGTTTAGAGTATTCGGATAAAGAATTTAGACATTAGTCTATCTGGTTGCTAGTACCTAACTAGCATTTAAAAAGGAAATATTATGAGTGACCAACCAAATATGGAGTCACCACAAAGTCGCTTAGAGGCGATGCTTGGTGACATATCTAACGAACCACCTAGAGTGGACGAAGATCAACCACAAGAGGAACAGGAAGAATTATCTACCGAACCTGAATTAGAAGGTGAGGAGGTTGAAGAACCTGAAGATGAAGAAACCGAAGATGACGAGCCAGAAACTGAGGCTGATGATGAGGAAGACTCCGATGAGGAACAACCTGTCCAAAACATCAAGTTAAAAGTTAATGGTGAAGAAATCGAGAAACCGCTTGACGAAATTGTGGCATTAGCTCAACAAGGACTTGACTACACACAAAAAACACAACAGGTTGCAGAACAACGTAAAGAATTGGAATTGTTGCAAGAACAGTTAAATGTTTCTGCTAGACAATACCAAGAGCAACAGCAACTTAATAATATGTTAATTGAAGATGTAGCGAAAATCACAGCACTAGACCAGCAACTTAACCAATATAACAACTTGGATTGGAAAAAGATGTCTGATAGTGACTTCGTGGAAGCACAAAAACTTTTCTTTGATTATAACCAGCTACAGCAAGAACGTAGTAACGCAGTTTCACAATTTGAAACCAAAAAGCAACAGTTGGTCGGTCAACAACAACAACTAATTGCGGATCAAGTCAAAAAGGGTAAAGAACAACTTGCTAAAGAAATACCGAATTGGAGTCCTGAGACAACCCAAGACATTATTTCTATTGGTAGGGAATATGGGTTTACCGATGCTGAATTGAACTCGATAATTGATACTCGACAAGTAAGAGCGTTGTATGACGCAATGCAATGGCGAAAATTACAATCAAAAAATTCGGTTACAAAGAAAAAAATATCAAGTGCCAAACCTGTAGTGAAACCAGGATCAAAAGATATGAAAAAGGTGGCTACCTCTAATGCTAAGAAGATGCGTGAACAATTACGCAAAACTGGCAAATCAGAGTTAGCAAGTAAATTAATAGAAAATATGATTTAAGGAGTTAATAATCATGGCAGTTTCAGCAACCAATACATATACTGGTGCAGGTATTGCAGAAGATTTTGAGGATATCATTTATGATATTTCCCCAGAAGATACACCTTTGTTATCTATGGCAAAAAAATCTTCAGCAGGTCAGACCTATCACCAATGGCAAACAGACGTTTTAGCAGCAGCCGCAGCTAACCGTCAAATTGAAGGCGATGACGCATCATATGCAACACTCGCAGCAACAACTGTGCTAGGTAACTACGCACAGATTTCACGCAAAACAGTTCAAATTTCTAACACTTTCGATGTTGTACGCAAGTACGGTCGTAAGTCAGAAGTTGCTTATCAGTTAATGAAAGCTGGTAAAGAACTTAAACGTGACATGGAACACGCATTAGTGCGTAACCAAGCATCATCAGCAGGTGGTGCAGGTACAGCTAGATCATCAGCAGGTATGGAGTCTTGGATTGCTGGTAACAGCATCAAAGCTACTGCAGCTTCAACAGCAACTACACCAGGTTTCTCTGGCGGTACAGTTGTAGCTCCTACTGACGGTACAGCAGGTACATTTATCGAAGCTGACTTAAAATCTGCTTTAGAAGCAGCTTGGGTTGATGGTGGTGAGCCAACAACTATTTTAATGTCATCTGCAAACAAAAAACTTTTCTCAGCATTTGCAGGTATTGCAGAGAAACGTCATATGGTAAATGGCACTAACGAAGCTATTATCACCGCAGCAGCAGACGTTTACGTTTCTGACTACGGTAATCACACAGTAAAACTTGATCGCTTTATGCGTGACGAGGCTGTTCTTTGTATTGACCCTGGTTATGTTGGTGTTGCATCACTACGACCAATCACTAAAGAAGAACTAGCAAAAACTGGTGATTCTACCAAGTACATGATGACAGCAGAGTATTGCTTGGTTGTAAACAACCCAGATGCTCATGCTAAAGTACAAGGTGTTGGCGCATAATTAATTATGTGCTATCATTTTTTTATAGGGGATTGCAGCCCTCTATAGAGAACGCAGTTTAGGGAGGGGGGAGTAATCCCCCTTTCTTTTATATTATGCCTATATTATTTGATAAAGACCCAGTAACAGGAGTTACACAATATTACGATTACGATGCTAGTAAAGACGAGCATCTGATTACTTCTGTGCAAGATACCACAGCACTCATCGACCAATTAAAAAAAATTAGGAATGGTGAGGAAGCATGGCAAAAAGGTGTTAAAGAGTCGTGGGTACATTATGCTAGTATCCCTCCAGTTGTAGAAATGGAACTCAAGAAAAAAGGTATCGACCTTTACAATAAACACCAAACAAAAGAATTACTAAAAGAAATTAATATTAATTATCCTTGGCTAAAAACAACAAATAAAAAGCATGGATAAACAAGAACTCCAAAGAGTAGAGTTAGCAATACATGATTTAATCAATCGTGAGCAATACGATACAGCAATACCTCTGATTAACGAGGTATTAGAACATTACCCAAACGATGCAGCAGCTTTAAATTTCCTAGGATATATATGGTTACAAGCTGATAAACCTGCATTTGCATATCAATATTTTAGACGAGCAGTACAAGAATCGCCTGATAACAAAGCGTTATGGACATCGCTTGGTCGAGCTTGTCACGATATGGATATGTTTGAAGAAGCTATTAAATACTTCTTAAAGTCAGCAGAGATTGACCCTAGTTATGCACTAGCCTACAGTAACGCAGGTGCATCATTTGTGCAAATGTCTGAATGGAAAAATGCTGAAGAAGTATGTAAGTTAGCACTAGAGTCTGACCCTAACGATGTACATGCACAATTAAACTTGTGTCATGCTTATCTAGCACAAGCAAAATGGGAAGATGGTTGGAAACAATGGGGTAAATCATTAGGTGGTAAGTATCGTAAAGAATGGCATTACCATGATGAAAGCAGATGGGAAAAACAACCTGATAAAAACATTGTGATTTATGGTGAACAAGGTTTAGGCGATGAAATATTTTATGGTAATTGTATTCCTGATGCTATTGATATTAGCAAACAAGTTTACATCGACTGCGATCCTAAACTTGAAGGATTATTTAAACGAAGTTTTCCCAAAGCAGAAGTTTATGGGACAAGAAAAGAAGAACATCCAGAGTGGATTGCTGATAAACAGTTTGACCATAGGTGTGCTATTGGTGGTTTGCCTGAGTTCTTTAGGTTAGATAGTAAGACATTTCCTAGGAAACCTTATTTAGAAGCTGATCCACAACGTAGAATCATGTGGAGAGCATTGTTTGATTCATGGGGTAAAACAGTTATTGGTTTAACTACGCATGGTGGTGGTCGTAGAACTAATGATAAAGGCAGAGAGATAACCCAAGAAGATTTAGAGCCACTATTAAAACAAGATTACAAGTTTGTATCACTAGATTACAGACCAGATAAACGATTAGAAGGTGTTGAATACTTTCCATTTGCTACACAGTCTGACGATTATGATGATACAGCAGCATTAATTGCTGAACTTGATATGGTAATTGGTGTCAATACAACAGCACAGCATTGTGCAAGTGCATTAGGTGTTAAAACTATCTGTTTAGTACCTAAATGGCATCAATGGCGATACGCACAACCTGGTATGCCTTGGTATCGACATATGAGATTAGTCTATCAAGACAATAAAACATGGAAACAAGTCATTGAGCAACTTAATATCTGACGAATACAGAGAAATGCAACGTGAATTGCATGAGAACCCTAATTACGGAGTCGCATCATTACAATTTGCATCTATTGTTGACGATATTATTACTCAATTTAAAATAAACGATTTACTCGACTATGGTGCAGGTAAACTTCGGTTAAAAGAGGCATTAAAAACCGAAGTAAATTACAAAGCATATGAACCTAGCAATCCATTATATGCAGATGAGCCTGAACCATGTGAGTTTGTGACCTGTATAGATGTTTTAGAACATATTGAGCCTGAGTTATTAGACAATGTGCTTGATGATTTAAAAAGAGTAACAGACAAGTATGGTTTTTTTACAATACATACTGGTGCAGCAGTAAAAACACTTCCAGATGGCAGAAATGCACATCTAATACAGCAACCATTTGACTGGTGGCAACCCAAAATCAAAGAAAGATTTGAAATTATAAGACAAGTAACCATGCCCAATGGTTACATGGTATTCGTTAAAAAAGGATAATAAATGGCTTTCACTAATTACACAGCATTTGTGACTGTGGTGAAGAACTATTTAGCCAGAACAGACTTAGATTCTGTTATACCTGACTTTATAGAACTCGCACAAGAACGATTATCTCGTGACCTACGAGTGCAAGAAATGTTAAAAGTAGCCACAGCTACCACTACATCTGGTGATGCAACTATATCATTTCCAAATGACTTCTTGCAGTTAAGAGATTTGCATATACAAGGAAATCCTGTTTATCAATTAGAATTTCAAACACCAGACAAGTTTTTTAGAAACCAATTAACACATACTTCAGGTATTCCGAAGTATTTTACACTATTGGCATCCGAGTTTCAGTTCGCACCAACTCCTGATAGTTCACGAACTGTTCAGATGCTCTATTATGCTAAACCAGACTTTATAGACACATCAACTGCCTCTAATATCTATTTAGCATATTTTCCAGATGCTTTACTGTATGCAACTCTAGCAGAAGCTGAACCCTACTTGATGAATGATGAAAGAGTCGCTGTATGGGGAAGTTTATATGACAGAGCGTTAGCAAACATTAAAGCAAATGATAAGGGTGCTACCTTCTCAGGTGCTTCATTAAACGTAACAACAAGATAAGGAAAATTTATTATGTCAGAAATGTCAAGTTATTTAGAAGATGCTTTATTAAAAGCAACGCTTCTTAATACAGCTTTTACAACAGTAGCAACACCGTATATTTCATTACACACAGCAGACCCAACAGATGCTGGTACAGGTGCAGAAGTGTCAGGTGGTTCTTACGCAAGACAATCTGCTTCTTTTGGAACTCCCTCTGTAGTAGGTTCTTCATACAGAGCAGATACTGATGCCGATGTTACATTCCCTACTGCAACTGCATCATGGGGTACTGTAACGCATATTGGGATTTGGAATGCAGCTTCTGGTGGTCAACTTTTGTATCATACTCCATTAGACAGTTCTAAAACTATTGATAGTGGTGATATATTTAAAATCACAACAGGCAATTTAACTGTTGCATTAGCATAAGGATAAGTCATGGCACTTGTCGTAAAAGATAGAGTCAAAGAAACGACTACGACTACTGGGACAGGTACAGTTACCCTTGCAGGTGCGTCTACTGGCTTCCAATCGTTTTCTGTAATCGGTGATGGAAATACAACTTTCTATACACTCGTATCAGGTAATGATTGGGAAGTAGGTATAGGCACATACACAGCAAGTGGTACTACTTTGTCTAGAGATACTGTATTAGAATCTAGCAATAGTGGTAGTGCCATTACCTTATCTGGCACATCAGATGTATTCTGTACTTACGCTGCAGAAAAGTCTGTACACCAAGATGCTAATAATACAGGTTTCGCACCACAGTTAAGTGCTACTAATGGTTTATTTGTCAACAACGCAACCGTAGGTTCTAACTACACTATCCCTACAGGCTACAATGCGTTATCTGCTGGTCCAGTTACTATTTCTAGTGGTGTATCTGTAACTGTTCCGTCAACTTCTAAATGGGTGGTCGTATAATGGCATCAACAATTAATTCAAGCACAAGTAATGGTATTGTCATTACCCCTGATACAAGTGGTGAAATAGAACTACAAGCTAATGGTGTAACCAAAGCTAAAGTCACAGCAAATGGTCTACAAGATGCTAATGGTAATTCTCTTCGTGGTGGTATGTATCGTAACCTTATTATTAATGGTGATATGCAAATTGCACAGAGGGGGACAAGTTCTGCTGGTGAAGGAGCTACCGAAGGTTTTAAAACAGTCGATAGATGGAATTATACTACTGGTGGAACAGCAACTGATGGTAGATTTACTTTAACCCAAGATACAGCTGATGCTCCTAAAGATAAAGGGTTTGGATATTGTACTAAATTTGATTGCACAACCGCAGATACATCAATAGCTGCTGGAGAAGGTCTTATTTGGAGAACTAAACTTGAAGGACAAACACTTCAAGCTATTAAAAAAGGAACAGCTAGTGCAGAACAAATTACATTAAGTTTTTGGGCAAAAGGAACAGCAGCAACTTATGCTGTTGAATTGCATGATGAAGATAATAATAGACATAATACACAAAAATTTACAATTACTTCAAGTTGGCAAAAATTTACATTAACTTTTGCCGCAGATACAACAGGAACATTTAATAACGATAATGGTGCAAGTTTAGGAATTAATTTTTGGTTACATGCTGGTTCTAATTATACAAGTGGAACTTTTACATCAAACACTTGGGCTACAAGAACTTTAACTAATATTGCTGTAGGTATAGATTCATTCTATAGTAGCACTGCTAATGAATTCTTTCTAACTGGAGTTCAATTAGAAGTCGGTGAAGGTGCTAGTGACTTTGAGTTTTTACCTTATGATGTGCAGTTGCAGAGATGTCAGAGATATTATTATAAAATAACATCAACAGGTAGTACTTATATTGGAATAGGAGCAAATCAATGGAGCACATTTTGCACTATGACTTTTCCTTTTCCAGTTCCTATGAGAGCCTCTCCTACAGCGACATTAAGTTCGTGTAATATTACAAATAATGCTTCAGCAAGAACAGCATCTTTAGGTGGTAATTATAGTTCGTCACAAATAGGAGCATATAATATAAATTATTCTGGTTCAGCTTTTTCAGCAGATATAGCTTTAACTTTATATGCAACAAGCTCAAGCGGATATATGGATTGGAGTGCAGAATTATGAGTTATAAATTATGTGTAGCTCACCCAATAATAGGTGAAGCTCGTTCAGTTATTAGATTATCAGATGGTGCAAGTATTCCATTTGACGAAGATAACACAGATTACCAAGAATATCTAAAATGGGTTGCCGAAGGCAATACCCCTGAACCAGCAGATGAGGTAACAGAATGAGCGTAACAATTAATGGCATAGGCTTCGTAGAAAACAGTATCACACTGGATACTGACTACACACTAGCAGACAATCGTAATGCTATGACTGCTGGTCCTGTAACTGTAGCAGATGGTATCACTATTACAATCGGTGATGGTTCTACATGGAGTGTCGTATAATGGTGACTTCAATTAAGGGAAATGATACCAGTACATTTGGTGGGAATATAGATGTTACAGGTAATGTGGTAACAGATGCACCAGCGTTTAGTGCTTATTTACCATCTCCTACAACAGGCATTTCAAGCAATGTTTGGACTAAAATACAAATTTCAACAGAAAATTTTGATACTAATAATTGTTATGATGTTAGCAGCTATAGATTTACACCTACGGTTGCTGGATATTACCAAATAAATGGAAAGCTATTAATTGCTGGAACAACACACACTTATGGGTTTGTAGGAATTTATAAAAATGGTTCTAGAATTAGCGAGGGTAGTTATATTGCTGTATCAGCAAGCGAATCTGGTCCTAATGTTTCTGATTTAATATACTTAAATGGAACAACTGATTATGTTGAGTTATATGGAATGGCAATTACAACAGGTGGCACTGCAACATTTTATGGAAATTCACCAATACAAACAATATTTAGTGCATATCTAGCGAGGGCAGTATGAGTACAGTAAAATCAAAGAAACTACAAGTCGGAACAGATGCTACTGCATCTAATAACTTTACCATCTATCAACCAGCAACACCTGATGGAACATTAAGGATTGGTGTCGGTAATGCAGATAGTCCTACAGAGGTAGGTAGATTTAATAGCAATGGATATGTAGCAACTAATGCTCCAGCGTTTAGTGCTTACTCAAATTCAACAGCAAGTGTTTCAACTGCTACATGGACAAAAGTTCCAGTTAATGTAGAAGAATTTGACACCAATGCTAATTATGATAATGCTACTAACTATAGATTTACTCCAACAGTTGAAGGATACTATCAAATTAATGGTCAAGTAAATATATCTAGTTCAACCACAACTAGATTATTATGTGCTATTAGGAAAAATGGTTCTGAATTTAGATTAGGTACAGATTTAGCAACAATAGGAAATAGAGTAAATGTATCTTCTTTAATATATATGAATGGTACAACAGATTATGTAGAATTATGGGTATTTGTTACAGGAACAAGTTTAACATTTACAGGTTCTGGACAATCAGATAAATATTTTAATGGTTACCTAGCGAGGGCAGTATAATTTAACAAGGACATAACATGACATTATATGAAAAAATTAAACAATTAAAACCAGAACTAACAGATGCAGACTTTGCACCTGAAGGTACAATCATGCTTCAGAATGATAGTGATGGTAAAGGTGACTACATAAAATCTTGGGAACACCCAACGTTTACCAAGCCAACTCAAGAGCAGTTAGATGCAATTAACTAAAGAATATTTACATACTTTATTTGAGTATAAAGATGGAAATTTATACTGGAAAACAAACAAAACAACTCGTAATCTTATTGGTAAGAAAGTTGGAACTCCAACTAGCGGTGGATATTTAAATGTAATGGTTGATGGTATAAATTACAGAATACATAGATTAATTTACATGATGCACTATGGAGAATTTCCTGATGTTGTTGACCATATAGATGGAAATAGAACAAATAATAAAATTGAAAATTTACGACAAGCAACAGTAAGTCAAAACAATTTTAATACTAAAATGAGAATTGATAACTCATCTGGATACAAAAATATTTCTTGGAGTAAGGATAGAAATAAATGGGTTGTAAGAATTCAAGCAAATAAAAAATTACATCAATGGTATGTAAAAGATTTAGAGCTTGCTGAGTTAGTTGCAATAGAAGCAAGAGATAAATATCACAAACAATTTTCGAATCACGGAGTTTCATAATGACTGTAAGCGTAAAAGCACCTACCAGTACCACAGGCTCTATCCAGTTAAATGGAAGTGATGTACTGACTATTGATAGTAGTGGTAATGTTACTGCTCCTAATAAACTTATATCTACAGGTCATGTATTACAAGTAGTATCTACATCTCCAAATCAAGGTGGTAGTGCATTTAGTACATCAAGCACAAGTTTTATAGATTCTGGTTTTTCACTGTCAATTACACCATCTAGCACTTCTAGTAAAATATTAGTTATTGCCAATGGCGCAATGACACAAACATTAACAGGTGGAACTGGCTGTTTAGCTACTATATATAGAGGAGCAACTAATCTTGCTAATGGTGCGACTAATGGTTTTGCTTATTATGAAAACTCAACAAGCTCTGGATTTCAATGGGTAAGTGGAACAATGGTAACATTAGATTCACCCTCAACTACTAGCTCAACAACTTATAAAATATATGTAAGAGCAGTTAATAATGGTGCTGGTGCTGGTACTGCATATTATAGTATTAATTATGCTGGAAACGGAATTACACTTATGGAGATTGCTGGATAATGAATAAACACGAAGCAATATATAAACTATATCCTAATATTGTTACTATTCGTGGTGATGTAGCTTACGATGCTGATGGCAACGAAGTAACTTATGATAATGATGCTGTAACCGTTGAAATAAATGCAAATGCTTATAAAGAACAACGAGCTTCTGAGTATCCACCATTATCAGAACAACTAGACTACATCTATCACAATGGTATAGAAGCATGGAAAACAAATATGATACAACCTGTTAAAGACAAGTATCCTAAACCTACGGAGTAATATATGAGTTCAATAGTTATACAGGGCGATACCTCTGGAAGCATAACAGTAGAAGCACCTAGCGTTGCGGGTACTCATACCTTAACACTACCTAAAGCTACAGGTAACATAGCTACAGATGCTACTGTTGGGTTAGGTACGAAGAACCTTATCATCAATGGTAATATGCAGATAGCACAGAGGGGGACGAGTGTTACTGGGATTACAGGTAGTGGATATTATACTGTTGATAGATGGATTCTCCCTAATAATAATATTGGAACATGGACACAATCACAGGATACAGACGCTCCTACTGGGCAAGGATTTGGTAACAGTTTAAAAATGCAATGTACCTCTTCTGCGTCATTAAGTGCTGCTACTACACTAGAATTGCATCAGCTTTTTGAAGGACAAAACTTACAACATCTTAAAAAAGGCACAGCTAACGCTGAATCTTTAACATTATCTTTTTGGGTAAAAACTAATAAGACTGGAACATATGCAATTTCATTAATTGATAATGATAATACAAGACATATAGGTGCAAACTATACCGTGTCCAGTGCTGACACATGGGAAAAGATAATTATTACTTTTGTTGGTGATACAACTGGTGTATTAGATAATGATAATAATGTTTCATTAAGAGCAGTATGGCATTTAGCTAACGGGTCAGATACCACATCAGGCACAGCAGATACTACATGGGCAGCATTAGTAACTGCTAATCGTGCCGTTGGTCAAACAGTCAACCTAGCAGACTCAACTTCTAACTACATTAACATCACAGGTGTCCAACTAGAAGTAGGCGACACAGCTACACCTTTTGAATACAGAATGTATAGCCAAGAGTTAGCTATGTGTCAGAGGTATTTTCAATCTTTTGGTGGAAGTAATGTAGCTGAAAC